TGAGCAAATACTGGAAAATAAAAATCATAACGAGTAGAACGTGACCACATACGTGGTAAACCTTGCTGATATGTCAAATCAGCACGCACGTTTACTAATCCAATAATGTATCCATGTTCTTGAGCATGATACGTAAAACCATGTCCACTAGCCAACGCAGTACCCATTGCAGCCAAGTTACCAAGCGGAGTAGCACCGCCAGAAATCGAAGTAGCAGAAGTCTGCGCAATCGGGTTAACGTTGACATAAGTGGAACCTCCACCAATATATTCAGGACGCTGTAAACGATAATCTTGTGGAGTAACACCAAAATGAGCACGTAACAATTCAGTATAACGTGTACCACCTCGCGCATCACGCTCGAGCAATCTCTGAATCTGGAAAGATTGACGTAACTGATTAATAGTAGCAGCAGTAGCAGTACTTAAATCAGCATATAAACCAGTGTTAGAACCAAATCTGGTCTGTGACATAGCCGTATTATCATTATGAGGCATATATGCAGCAGTACCAGAACCTAACTTAGAATACAAACCATACTGATTTGTACCATCAGACAAAATAATATTTGTATTATTAGACAAAACAGGTGCTGAAGTACCTAAAGGTAAACTTACCGCCGCACCTTTTTGTGGCCAAGGCAAAGCACCAGTAAAATAATCTTTGCGCTTACCTCTACGTACCAAAGTATAATCCGATGGAACATCACCAGAATCTCCTTTACGAACAGTTAAAGAATTCTGTAAATTCTCATCTCTAAACCATTCATTATAAATCAAATTGTACGCACGCAATGGCAAAGCATTGTGCGTAACAGTATTAGAACCTGTAATTTGACCTGCTGTTGGTAAACCAAAATGGTCAAATACAGAACCTACAGAATAACCACCTGCAGGACTAGTAATCGTAGGAATAACATAACTAATAGAATCACCAGGATTCTGTTGTTCACCCATAAACTTGACCCAGTTGTCCCAAACTAAACGATTTGGTACAAAAAAGAAAAATGTGTCAAGATGCAAATTATCCATAACAGGAAACAATGGCGTTGCCAAACGAGCAAACATTGTTGCCTTAACATTGTGCATATCTCCGGGAAGAACTTCATCACAGTAGATAGGAACAAGATAACCACCATCAAAAGTAGTTTTGTGAGCATATTGCGTATCAAAACTAGAGCGGGGAATTTCCGCCTTAGGAATCATAGCAAACTGGTGTGAACTCACAGATTTATTACGATGCATAACAATCTCCCGAAGTGTTCCGATCTACTTGTTACCAAGTAGACCGGTTATTAAAAAACTACTCGCTATCGCGAATCATAACATCTTTAGCTCTAGCAATCATCTTAGGTTGAGCTAATAAATCCATTGCACCAGTATTATCATCAAAAGTGCCCAGATAGAATAACTGAAAATCATCAGGGTGTCGATAAAGTTGATTATCATCACTTTCTCTATTAACTTCGTCTTGAAACTGACGCATCGCAACACCTTCCGAAGCCACATATGCTGGACGACCATAAGCACCAGCAGCAGTATCCAATATACTAACAATAACCATTTTCATAAACATTACTCCTTATAACTTACGTTTTAACAAAGACAACTTAGCCAACGCTACTTTCTCCTTTACAGCCAATCGCTCAGGAGTGTTGTCATCATAACGAGAGCGAGCATCCATCTCTCTTTTAAATTGTATCATGTCAAACTCTTCTGGAAACAATTCTTTAAACTTATTATCATAAAAACGTGGTGGTCGGCACTTCTTGCCACGCACCACTACATGGTCCTGTGTATACACATCGGACATGAACTTGTCAAGCCAAGCTTGACCAATACCCGGCTTTAAACTCATCTTGTTAAATTCAGGCTTTCTCTGAATTAACTCGCCGGTCTCTAGATCACAATACTGATAATGCTGTTCAGCATCAACCACTTCGTGGTTTTCATTAACGGTTTTACCGTTAATTTTCTTCATAATATATCGAGCAACATAAGCAGCAGATTCAAAATTGACATCACCAATACTGCTATAACCAAAAGGCCAAAGCTCTTCAAGTATCTTTGACGTATATAAGACAGACCCAGTCTCCGTTCTTTTGAAAACTTTCTTATCTTCAAAATCAAGACCAAAGATACAAGCATGATAATGAGGTCTATCAAAAGATTCACCATATTCTCCTGCCATATAAAAACGGATAGTCTTACCAGTATACCTCTTACGAAGTCTTTTCATAAACAACTGAAAATCCTCATAATTTAAAGACATATCCTTAGGACAATGCTCTGGAGCATATGTCAAAGTAATAAAACAATTACTAGTATGCATTTGTGCCTCATGCATACAACGAATCGCCCACTGACGTGAGCGTTCAAGGCGACAACCAACACACTGACCACAAGGCAACTGCAAGGTGCGGACTATATCCGCACCCGGTATCTCTCGCCAAATTATAGATTTGTCAGAGCATTGATAAGCCGTTAACGGCTTATAACATGCCATAACTCGTCTTACAGTCTAAAACCACCACGTTGTGGAGCAGAACGCATATTTAATGCTTTCGTCTTGCTAACGCCACGACGGAACTTCTTCGCTGCACTGTGTTTGCTCATTGGTTTTCTATAAAGACTCATTTTCGTAGCACTCCGTAGTTAAATTAGTGGTTTTGGTGTCACCTAGCACAGTTACATCAAGTAATGTAACTGTGCTGCCGAATGCTTAAGCATCCGGCTTAGGTGTTTCTACTGCAGAAACGATGGGTGCAACCACGGGTTCCCCATCAATAAGACCTATCTCAATCGCTTCATCGCGATTAATAGGATCGTTCAGAAACTGCAACAATGCATTCGGATCATGGTCAAACCTTGCCCGAATCTTAGCAGGCAACGCCATAAAAGCTTCTTCCGAAGCTCTAACAGCATTAATAGCTGTGTGGTAATCACTAATACCACTAAAATCGCCAAATTGTGGCGATACTGGGGCAGTTGGTAACTCCCCAGTCACCCCAAATCGTTCGACAATAACATTAATGTCGCACTCATCTTTCATATGCTGCTGAGCCAAACTCGGGTCTTGACATGCAAGACCAGTCTCATCAGACACTTTATCCATATCGTAATTGTACGGATTACGTACAAACACTTGTTTCGTTTTACTCATTCTATACCAAACTTTCCTAAAACTCCGGCTCTAATACCGGGAGTATTATCTTTAACCAACTTACCATAAGCCGCAGCAGTTCCGGCTTGCGAACTCCAAGCTGAACCCATTTTCATAGCTTGGGGCATAAGGTACTCAGTAGTACGTGCATTAGCAATAGATGCACGTGCATAAGCACCTTTAGTCAATGTGTCTTGCAACACATTCTTAATCTTCGCAGGTAAATGCTCAGACGCTTCAAGCAATTTAATTTGCGTATCCGCATCAACATTAAATGCTTGAGCTCTATTTAGCGATTCTTGCGAATCTTGCAAATTAATCTGTGAAAGCGCAGTTTCACGATTAATATTAATTTGCCTTGCCGTAGAACCGGCAGAAGCTGAAGCTTCACCAATATTAGCAGCTGAACTAGCCTGACTACCGCTAGGCACAGCTGCACCACCTTGAGAATACGCCAACATCGGCGAAAGACCTGCAGCCTTTAAATCCGCAACACGTCGCTGAAACGACGTATTGGCCATATCGGCCTGAAAATCACGGTTAATCTGAGCTTCATCAGATTGAAACTCTTGATTGCCCATAGCACCAAGAGCTGCACCTGCAGCCGATAACCACGGCTGACCCATAGCAGCACCTGCTACAGAAGCAATACCACCAAGTGAACCTAATAAACCCATACTCCACTCCGTTCCGTTTCCGAGCTACTTGTTACCAAGTAGCCCGGTTATTAAAACCTATTAGAAGTGATCGATTAAGCCAGGTACAGAGTACATAGGCATTGGTCGAGCCATCTTACAATCGAAAAACGCATCCATCAAAAACTGCTGACCATTAGCAGCACTACCTACAGCTGTAGTACGCTCAATAGGAGGCGTTTCTTGAATGAATGTAGCATTTAAAGTAGGCAATGATGTGAACTTCTGAGCATAGTGCCAAGCATCAATAGTGCCTGAAGAAGTAGATTTAAACAAACCAGTAATTTGGCTTGGCTTGTAACGGTACTCCGCCCAACGTTCTTGATAACCAAATACATCGTTGTCTGTAGACGTACCAGTTACATAAATTTCCTTATTCAAAATAGCTTGTTCGCCAAGATGAGCAAATACTGGGAAATAAAAATCATAACGAGTAGAACGTGACCACATACGTGGTAAACCTTGCTGATATGTCAAATCAGCACGCACGTTTACTAATCCAATAATGTATCCATGTTCTTGAGCATGATACGTAAAACCA